AGTAGTGCCAGCAACACTGCGCGAAACCGTCAATGATCCTGCAGTGCCATTGACGATGACGACGACATTGTATGTGGCATTGGCCAGTGTGGAGATATTGATTGATGATGATGTGGTGTTTTCGTAGAAATAGCCACCGACGACTGCTGCGCCATCAGCAATGGCGAGTGTTGCTGAGCCAGTGCCTGACATCGCCATTTCATTCCCTACCTGAAGCACGCCATCACTGAGAGTCTTCGTCTCCATGGCAGTCAATCGACTGCTGGCATATCCCGATCCCACATTACCATCACCATATGCTGCGCCAGTACCTGTGGCCATTCCAATTGATTGTTCTGCCATGTCAAAACTCCCTTATATACCGACGTAGCGATCATACCAAAACATCGTTACCTTAGAATCAGACGTCGTGCCAGTCGCACTGACTGAGAGATACTGCAGACCTGCATCAAATGTCGGATCTGGATACAATCCCCAATTAATCAAATCGCTGTAGATGCTGAGCGATGCGAATTGCGAGATGCCTGCAGTATCAACGACAGTCTTTTTGCCATATCGCAGGTCAATCGTCCAGATGTCTCCAGCTGGCACTGATGATGTGAATTGAATCATACGACCTGCGCCATCGACCAGAGTGAGATTCGTCAAAGGCCCAACACACTGCAGGATTGGAGATGCCATGACTGTGCCAGTGTACGCCACAGATATCGTGTTATTGACTGACTCTGCGCCATATGGCACTGGATACGGTTTGGGATATGGTGTTGGTGTTCCATACTGTGTATACGTCATCTGTTGCACATTTTGTGTGCTGTTGTACCATGTCGGATCATCTGCGCGAAGCTGGATAATTGCTCGAACATTGAAATCAGTGTTGGATGCATCCATCGATGCGCCAGAAACTTTGACGTCAATGCTACGTGCGAATACGTATTCTGGATAAGGATTGTCAGGATCAAGAGTATGTCGCAGTGTTGCTGTGTCGTTTCCGGGTTTAAACATCTGTATCAGGTTTTCGCGATTGGTCGTCATCTCGCCATAGTTTGTGCCAGGTATGACAATGGGCAGATTGATGACACGAGGATTGATGCGATAGTCAACGTCTGTGTCGCCATCTTGGAATGGGCCTCTTTGCACAATGCGTGTGATCGGTGCAATGCCCCAATTGACTGCACCAGTCACATACAGAGTAATGCCAGAATAGCCGCCATTAGGAACATTGAATTCCCATGTGTGTGTACCGCGAATGAATTCGAGTTTCATTGGCCAGCTCCAATCGTCATCATCCAAGCTTTAGCATCGCTGATCAATGACGATTCTGATTGTTGGCTTCCATAGTTAGCAGTCATGTTGAGATAGTATGTGGTGCCATTGGAATTGGTCGATCCTGTCAATGATGCGCGTCCAGTCGTTGATGGTGCATCGTCACCTTCGCCATCGCCACCACTACCTTGACCAGAGAAATACGATGTCACTGCTGACCATGCATCTCTCGCAGCCTGAAGCAGTGCATCCTTAATCCATGATGCTCCACTCTTGATGCCATCAGCGATGCCTTGCACCATGTCAGTGCCAAGCTTCAACACTGTTGGTCTGATCTCTTCAAAAAACGTCAACAGATTCTTGTCGAGTGTTTTGAAGAATCCCCATAAATCCTCCAGTGCAGTGCCCACAGTTTTTTTCATGGTTTCAAATGCACCAGAGAAATCGCCTTTGACCAATTGTGACAGTGCAGTGAGAATGCCTGTGACTGCATTGATGACAATCGTTGCAACAGAAAGAAATGTGTCCAATACCGTCTGGATGTATGGCCACATGATAGTGAATGCCTGGCTTAGGTATGTCCAAGCAATTGTGGCACCTTGAAACGCCAGCACAAGAATGTCTTGCACAGTCGTTGCCAATTGCAGAAAGAATGTCGAGAGTGTTGTGATGAATGCTGATACCTGTGGCGATCCAAGATATTCAGCGATTGCCATACCTGCAGACGTAATCGCAGGAACAAACACACCAACAAAATTCATGACTGCATCAGTCAATGGCTGGAGAAATGCTTGCACTGTTGCAAGGCCTGCACCCATTTGCGCCAGCACACCAGGAATCGCAGCAATGGCATTGCGTATCGTTTCGAAGATGCCAGACGTCGTGCCAGTCATCTGCATCGTATTAATCCATGCAGACAATTGACCAACAACATCTGCGATGATTGGCACCACAGTATCAGACATGAATGTGCCAAACTCCATAAGGATTGGCATCAGTGCCATGCCAAGAGTCTGCTGAATATCAGCAAATTTCTCTTTCAGCACGACCTGCTGTCCAGCATAGGTATCAACTGCTGCTGATGCACTGCCTCCAAACTGCGTATTCAATTCCTTCATCATTACTTCTTGTGCGCCAGCAACATTTCCTGCTTCGACCATGGCTTTAATCATGGCTTCTTGCTCAGCAGTAAACTGCACACCAGATCGCGACAATGCTGCCAATCCTGCGACCGGATCATTGAGCGCTTTACCTACCTGCATTGCTGCAGAATCCAAATCCATTCCCAATGCTTGCGACATGTCAAGGATTGACTGCGTAGCACTGCCAAAGTTTTGGCCTTTGATGTTGGTAAATGTTGCCAAAACATTCTGCGCACCAAGAATTGCGTCATCAGAGAAGAGCGACTGGCCAGCAGAAGCGCTCATGGCAGAAGCCATTTCTCCCATTTCTGCTGCAGTCAATCCTGCTGCTTCTCCAGTAGATGCAACGACTGCTTGTGTCTGAGCAAATACAGAATTCCATTGTGAAGCTTCATCAATGCTTCCACCTATGAAATCTGTGACTGCACCAAGCGCTTTGCTACCTAATTGCGCAGCCATGCCTGCAAGGCCTTGGCCAATTCCTTGCAACACGCCAGTCATTACTGATCCCATGCCAGAGAATGATGATCCCGCTTTGCCAGCATTTTTGCTGACGTCGTCGAGACCATCATTGACTGCTTTGGTCGTCTTTGTAGCATCATCTTCGGATTTGAAACGAATTAAGACAGTCTCTTCTGCCATTACTTCTTAATCCTTCGCTGTTGCACTGTGCGCTCCACGCTCATCATCAGCAAATCCTGCTGAATAGTTTGCCATGGCACTGCTTCTAATTCCGTCGGTGTGCAGTGATAAACATCTCGACACATGACCAGTCGTATATATTCCATTGGCGCCACATCACCTGTCCATAGATGGGCCATGAGCGCCTTCTTTAGTTTCCCATTGATGGATTCAGAGAAGCCAGAATCTCTCGCACAATCTTGGAAAAATGTTTTGCAGGAATGTCTTCAAAGCTTCCATTCTCTACTTCAACACATTTCCTCAGAATCGAAACCATGCTGGCAATGTCGTCTTTTGCAGACTGCAATTTGATGAGATCGCCAATAGTCAATTTGTTGTCATCTACGATGTAGTGCATGTGGGGATGCTCCAATAAAATAATGTGTGGGGAAGAGATTGGCATGCAGTCTTTCCCCACAAAGACTGCACACCCAAATTATGCGACGTCGGTGTATGTGATGCCTGGACATCGCACAGTGAATGACGCCATGATTGCGTCTGCAGACGTAGCATCTACTGCAGGATAATCCAAAGATGTGATGTATCCAGTGGCATTGGTTTCGATGGTGTTTGCACCTGATGCTGATCCCTTAGGTGCCCATTTGATTTGCACTGCGCTCTTCGCAGCAAATGCAGCACTGACAATCATGAATGCTTCTGTAGACGTCGTCTCTGTGTAGATGACATTCACAGTCACATCTACTGGCTCCACCTTGCCAAGCAAGATGATTGCTGAAGATCCGTCTAGTGTGTAGGTGTCAGAATTCATGATGGTCGCTGTGGCTGCATCAACACTCTGCGTTGAGCCAGAGATATCAACGTATGAGCCAGAAGCCACCTTGATGCTGACGATTGATGCGACTCCATTGATTGCTGCGGTCGTTTGTGGCATGGTATTACTCCCTTATTGAACAATTTCCGATATGACAATTGTCGCAATGACTGTGTCATAGCTTCTGCCTGATGCCTGTGGCCATTCCAGTATCTGTGATCGACATCGCACGTCAATGACCTGCCAAGCAGGTGCGACGAGTGTGCGCACTGCATCATGGTACGCAGCCATGTATGTTTCCATGGTCAAAGCGATGTCTCGCAATCCCATTCCCATACCTGCTGGACGCAGTAGAGCGACGTCAGTGATTGTCCATTCGGTCATCATGACGTGTCCACTGCCACCAAGAGTCGTCGTCTTGGTGCGACTGGACTGCATACCGATTGCAGAGATGATGCGCGCAGGTACATCAGCAATCTCCACAGCATTCTTCAGAGAGGTGCCATAGTAGACAGTACTAATACCAGATACGCTCATGCCTGCGACAGATGCCACAATCGACACCAGTTGACTACTCATAATGATCGCCTTACATACGGTCGAAGCATGCTTGTGACGTCTTTTGGAATCTGAGGTGCAGCCAACACCATGCCATCAGCACTGAGAATTGCACGATCGCTGTCTGGTGTTCCTTCTCGCTGTCGATACAGGTATGCTGCGATGCGCAGTGTTGCTGCAACGATGTCTGCTGGTGCAGTCAGACTGTATGCAAACCGTCCAGTCACACTGATGGCATTCTCTGGAGAGACCACATAATTCCATTCAACATTGACACCACGTTTGATTTTGATGCCATATGCTGGCTTCACATTGGATGGTAGTAGTACAACATCGCTGAGCGATACTGCATCTCCATTGCCATTTGTGATGCTGGTCAGTGTGTAGAGATCGGTGCCAAGATAGAGCGTGTCATAGTCCATCAAATCGCCACCATCATTGAACAATAATGGTGTGTATGTGCGAGTCGAGTCTGCAGAAGCTTCGAACGTGCGATGTGTTGCCTTATCCACCATCGACTGCGCGCGTGTGACTGCATTGCCAAGCTGCGTGTCATCAGACGACGCAGTGATGTTCATGTACGCTTTAA